ACTTCTTAAATGAAGCAAGAATCTTATCTATTTCTTTTGATTTGTTAATATCAGAACTTTCTACCCAGCCGATTAGCGATGCTGGCTTTCCTGATATTGGTGAGTCAAATGTCTTTTCTGTCGACATAAAGACTGAATCACTTTCTTCACAATAAAAAATGTTTTCTGTTACAACTTCTGTTGCTAAGCCCTTGTAAATCATCTTTCCGCCAACCTTCTCGATTGAGAAGATGTTGCATAGTTCATTTGCTGGAGAATCAACAATTGACAACTCAATAAGATCATAGTCCTTAATGAATCGTACTTGCTCTCCAGTTGCTTTGTTCATCTCGTTGTCTGAGTCATTAATCTTTCCGCCGATTGAGAAACCAGAAAGAGTGCCATCAAGAACTTTTTCCCAAGTATCTTGTGCACCCTTTGAAATGTATGATGTTACGTAAACTCCATTATAAAATGTTTGAGACTTCTGGTCATAGTATGTTTCAGGTCGAAAAGAAACAACTTTACCAACTGCAACTGACTGATGCATCTCACGGAGATTTCCTCTAAAATTTTCAAAAGCTTTTAAGCTAGCTTCAGCTAAAACAACGTCGCCTGTTTGATCTATGTTATCTAGTGTTGCAAATCCAGAGACAGTTCTGTTCTCTCTGTTTACCTTTGTGAAGGGAACAGATAAATGTAGGTTATCTCCATTACTGGACCAGTGTGATTTTTCGATGTTCATATGCTTAATTTTATAGGTTTATCTACTCTAACGCAAATAGCAGTCGATTAAACTTATTTGACTTTGGGACCATCGCCTTTCGCATTTCGGCCTTCCCCATTTTTATCTGGGGCATTCTTGGCTCGCTCTTGGTCTCTAGACCTATTGCCTGTTGATTTGGCATTTTGGTCAGCAGCCTGCTGAGGCTTTAATTCTACGACTTCGTCCCCACCGTCACGAGGAATCATGTTTCTTCTGATTCTAACTTCGTTAGGGGTAATTACCTGCATTCTCAAATAGATCTCATCTATCTGGCTTTGAGTAATTTCGTCAGTAAGGCTAAGCTCGTTAAACTTTAATTCTACGACATCTGTCTTTTCTGCAATTAAATAGTTTAACTTCTTTTCAAGTCTATCCTGGGCTGGTCGGCAAACCTGCTCTTTAAATGTCTTATCTGCATCACGAGCATTTGCAAGAGAAGCGCCTTCTGGCAAGCCAATCTTGTTGATTGGAACTCTGTGGGCCAATAGGATTTCGTCTCTATTTGTCTTGCGATAAATATTAAATGATGACTCTTGTTCTCCAGCCTCAATAGGCTCCATCTTAAATTCAGTCTTTGAGTCTGGTGTATCTGCAGGCAAAGGAATATAGAGTGATCTATGGTTCTTTCCCTTAAGGCCTACCTGGAAAAACTCAAGAAGCTTTCTTTCTGATTCTGGTGAAAGCTTTGCTCCCTTTACTGTAATAATATATCTTGGTACCGCCTTATTTTCAAAGTAGTCTAAGTTATATCGTCCAGCGAATTCGTTACCAGCAAGTGCCTGCTGAGCAGCAATAATATCTGGTACTCCATAATAGTTATTGTTTGGAGTGTATTTCTTTAAATGAATAATTTCGTTTGGTCGATCTTCTTGACCAGCAATTGGGCTAGGAGTTTCTAGGTCTCCAAAGTTTCTAAAGAAAACAGCCTTGCCATAAAGCAATTGAATAAAGCCGTCACGGAATCTACGGACACGCATTGTTTTAGCTGGTATGTGGCCGATGTAGCCTATGTCACCTGCTGTTGTACGTCCTATCTCAATGTAGCCGTTTCCAGTCGCCTCAAGGTCTGTGTAGGCCTTTATGAGGGTCTCTGTGAAAGACTCTTCCTCATTGCAATCATCAAGCCACTTATCTAAATTTGTTTTAATTCGATTAATCTTTGATCTTGCTCTATCAAGCTGCTTTGCATCAGTGATTTCATCCATAGCATCTTTTGCTTTTGATGTTTCTGTAAAAGTGTATCCTAGGCCTACAATATTAGAAACCTTTGCATTAATAGCTGCATAGTTATATGTTGATACTTCGTAAATTCTTGAAAGGTATTCTAGGTTATATGTTGGCTCAACTAAATCAAAAAGAGCATAACCGCTAATTGCTTGCTGCAATAAATTCTGCTGTGTGCCTACCCCTGATGTTCCTACAAATGCTTTTGAAAAATCTCTGTTGATCTTGCGCTTAAAATTAGTTCCAAGTCCTCTGAGCTTTTTGATGTCCTCTAGCCCGATGTTAAATGGATCTTCATGCTCTTCCGCTTTCTTAAAAGAAAACCAGTCTGATGTATTTGAAATATCAATTGTCTGTGACTGTGAGTCTGACTCAAAGTCTTCTACGTATTCAGCTCTCAATGTACTTTACCGTCCCTAAGTAGTCCGTCTTTATATACACCAATGTCTAGAGGGTCTGGAGTTAATCCCCACTTTAGTCTTTCGTGTTGGTGTTCAAATTCTTCATCATCAATCTTTCGTCTTCCAGATAAGAACTTAGGCTGGCCTTCGTAAATACCGTATGACTGAACTTCTCTTGCAAGGGCATCAATTCTAGACTTGTTGTCCTTCATAGATGTTATAGACAAGAAGTTTCCATCGTCATCGCCAATCCATCTGCCGTCTGGCATTTCCCAGACGTATATTCCGAGTCTGGTTTCTTCTACAAATTTAGTATTTTTCTTTAAGATCTCCATGATGTAACATATCATACCATTATTCCTGGCCTAAGTCCAGAGATTGGACATCAGTTGTACAGGATTATATAGATATTGCTTCTGGCTGTACCGAAATCACTATGTATGGAGTAGAATCTGTACCAGATGTTGACTCAGATATGGAGAATGAAGTATCCGAAATAGGCTCTGAATCTATTTCCCTGTACATAAGGTAATGCTTTGATATTTGATAGGATGAAAGCTCATAGTCATATAGGCCTAAGTTATTGTAGGTATTTGATCCGCCGCTCTTGGAATCTGCCTGATTCTGATTAAACTTAAGCCCCTCTTCAACCACAGACGAGAGTATTACTATTATATGGTGGGTTGCCCTGTCTACAAAAAATTCAGAGATATTTGAGGCTGCTGTGACATCGACACCATTGACATATATTGAGTCTATCCCAGACTTGGTTATTACTCCAATGGCATTCCACTCATAGATTGCTGACGGGGTTGAGAATAAAACATTTTCACCCATGTCTGGCGTAAATAAAACCTCTATAGTTTTTGTAGACAAATCTGAGTTTATTGTAAACCCGTGCCCATCTACCATTCTTAGGCCATTGTTTATATTGTAAGACAAGGCTCTCTTATTTGATATAGGAAGGGCATAGTCGTAGTCAGAAGAAACAAAGTATCCGAAGTTGTCTGAATAAAAATCTTTATCGTTAAAGAAATCAATAATTATTGATCTTAGAATTGGAAGGTGAAGTGATGTATCTGCAGACGACATCTCAACCTTTATATATAACACCTCTGCTGTAATTGGCTCATTTTTATTAAAATGTGGAAGAGGGAATCCATTGACACAAGGGGTCCATGTATCTCCATCTATGGATGCACTAATAGATATTCCATCGGTATCTGAGTCCCAGTATATCTGTGAGCTAGAAACATTAAGTGTGCTTGGAACTGTTATTACATCTGTAAAGGTAAATGATCCATCTAATGACTCGTCAAAGAACAAATAAGATGAATCTCCTGATAGTCTGACTGAATCATTAATAAATCCAGTCCATCTTATTCTAGACGGATATGCATATCTGTATACTGGCTTCATCAAGGATGCATTCATTGTAAAAAGGTATCCATTGTCATTATGAACAATTTGCAATGGGCTAGTCTCTTTGATCCCCGCCGAGTAATGTTTGAATATTTGAGTAGGAAGCAAGTTATATTTATAAAAAGCTACAGCGTCTATTATAAAGGTAGATGTTGTAGTTCCAGACTTGAATGAAACCTCTTCGTTTAAAAATTTATATGAATCGATAGATATCGTGCTAACTTTGTTGCCATTTACAAACAAAGACATTGAGCTTGAAGAGAATTGTCCAACAACGTGTATTGCCTCATTTGATGTAACCTTATAGAATACCTTATTGTTGCCAACCTGAAATATGACATTTCCTGATTGATAAAATACACCGATGTTGTTTGCCTCATCTGATACTATGCATATTTTTGAAGAAGTATATTCTGGCATAATTGCCCATAGCTCTATATCAAAAGAGTTGTCTGCATAATACTTATTTGCAATACCATTAACTGTATAGCTTATGACTGTCTCTGGCTCAACAAGAGTTCCTCTTACTCCGCCGCTCACAAGTGGCATAAGCTGCATAATAGAAGCATTAATTGCATATCCGTGGTTTGAGTTTCCAGAGTAGTCGTAGACTGGGAGTCCGCTCAAAGCAGAGTATGAAACTCCGTTATCTTTTAAATCCTGATAAGTTGCAAATATATCTCTAAGACTATTGTAAGAGCCAATGTCTCCAGATCTAACTTCATCTAGCAAAAAGAAAGATGATGGCTTATCTTGTAAGACCGTGTATTTGTATGACATGTCTTACGCCTCTTCTAGTGCTTTTACTCTCGCTGTAAGTTCTTGTACCGCTTTAATTAGTGGAGAAATAAACTCTTCATATCTTAGGGCTTGCTGGCCCTCTGAATCATTTACATCAGATATTACCCAGCCACCAAAATCTTCTACTCCAGAATCATCTACAGCTTGCTTTACCTCTTGTGCAATCAAGCCATAATGTGTTCTGTCTCCATCAATCTTGGTATACTTAACTGGGTTTAGCTTATTTATAAAGTCTAAGCCTAAATCGGTTTCAATTATATTTTCTTTTGTTCTTGAATCAGATATAACTGTTGCTGCAGTATTTAAGTATATGTTTTTCCAGGCTCTCGTTGTTGAGCTTGTTCCGCCATCAATTGGCCCAATGATTCCTAAAGAGTACTGGTTGGTTGAAAGAGGGAACCAGTTGGATGACACTCCAACTGAGGATGTAATTGTAGTATTCAAACCGATGATTGTTGAAATTGGATTAAGCGAAGGAGTGGTTCCTGCTGGGCCCTGTGCTCCCTGTGCGCCTGCAGCTCCTGGTTCTCCTGGTGCGCCATCTTGTCCTCTTGGGATAACAAAGTTTAAAAGAACGTTACTTGATGTGCCAGAGTTTGTTACGCTAGCATCTAGTCCTGCTGCTGCTGTTGTTGTTGAAACAACTTGAATTGTTGCAGCTGCATCTCCCTTTGCTCCTGTAGCTCCAGTAGTTCCTGTTGCTCCTGTAGGACCAACCATGCTTGTTCCAGCTGGCCATTCGCCAGACGACTTCGGTCCAAATATTGTTGTTGAAGATGTATTAATATAAAAGTCTCCATCTGAACCAACTTCTGAGCTTGGATCAGATATTCCGTTAAGCACACTGTTTCCACCCATTGCCGTTCCAGATCCCCATGTTCCAGATGTCTTGGGGCCAAAGATAGAGTTGCTTACTGTGTTAATGTAAAAGTCTCCATCAACTCCAGTTAGGCTGGTTGGGTTTGATGTGCCATTAAGTACGCTAGTGCCTCGCTCTCCCTGGTCGCCTTGTGGACCTGGGTTAGCCTCAATAAAGGCAGAGATATCCTCTGCAAGAACCCCTAGGTCTCTAGGGACATCTGGTGAATCGGAGTAGCTGGGAAAGCGCCAGCCGTTTATACCTGTTGTACTCATTTTTTAATTATACCACCTATTAATTTAATTTACTTCTTTTGAACATGAATGCTGGACACATATACTTGAATCCAGAAATGATCGGTGTTGATTCGTGATAGTAGGGCTTTACTGATGGGAACATTAAAAGGCTTCCTGGCTCTGGCTTTAGCTTGATATTATGATTTCTAAAGATTACTTCTCCGCCCTCAAAGTCGTCATTTAGATACAAAACAATTGAAGCGGTTAGTCTTGCCTCATCATCATCTTCTTCACAATCGATATGTGGACCCATTTGGCCACCTGGATGATATTTTCTGATAGTTATCTCGTCTGGCAAAAACCCTAAGTCTTTATCTGTTGATTCTGAGTAATCATCAATACACATTTGAATTGCATCGTGAATAGTAGATATAATCAAAAAAGACTCTTCGTCTACCGATCCATTAAGACAACTTCTATAAGCTCCAGATTTAAACTCGCCGAATATGTCGTCTGGCCTAGTACTAGAAACCCAAGGCTCCCAATTGCTTAAGGTTGGATTATTTTCCATTTTAGCATTAAGGTCTTCAATTTTTTTAATAAAAGCATTAGGGTTTGGAATTAATTCTTTATAGTAAAAAATTCCATCTGCTAAAACTTCTTTAATCATTCTCTACCCTTTGGCATTGATGGCTTTCCTTCTGGAGTTGCCCACTTTTTGTAAAGCTCTTCTTGCTCTGCTCTTACCTGCTTTAGCTCATCTGCCCATGCCTGCTTTTGCTCTTCTGTATATTCACATCTTGCGTCATCCCAGAATGAACCAATCGTGTATCGAATTCCTCCACGAACAGTAGTTACCATGTGCTCTCTTGTATGGCCTCCAGCAAAGAATGCAGCTAGACCAATTTCTGGTTTTACATCTATAGCGTTATCCTTAAACTTTAAGTGACCGCCTTCAAAATCATCATTTAAATAAATAAATACTGCATATTTACTTTTCTCAAAAGCTGTTGGATTTCCATCTTGATCTGAGTTATCTGAGTGATAGTCAGCAAATGCACCATCAATCCATCTCTGTGCATGGTAGCTGACTTCATTAACCTCAAAGCCCAAAAGCTCTTCAGTCTTAGACTTAATCTTTTCTTTAAGCTGACCAAAGAAGTCTGGGTCAAGGCCAAACAGCTTGAGTCTATCATCTGACGGCCAGTATCCCATTGCCTGTGATCCATAGAAAGAGATCTCGTTCCACTTAAGAACCTTGTTGTCTACGAGGTAGTCAAAGTATTTAATAACAGCTTCGCAGGTCTCTTTGTCTATAAAGTTTTCTACAAGAAAAAATTCATCTCTAATTGGTCTGTCTGTCATGACTCGTACCCTAGATGCTTTCTCTCTGAGTATCTCATATTCTTTGGGTTTTCTTTTTCAATTCTATCCCATTCCATCTTAGCCCATCTATATGCACCGAAGTGCTTTTGATTAGCTATCCATTCTGGGGTACCGTCAAAAATGTGCTGGATAAAGTTACGAATAAAGAACTTCTCTCCATTTTTAATTACTCTAACCCCATGGAAGTATGGCTCTGTAGATGGGAATACCAGGATGTCTCCTGCTTTAGGCTTGTACGGATAATATACATCATCAATAACAAACTCGATGTCTCCACCCTCATAGTCATCGTTAATGTATGTTGTGCATGTCAATAAAAACTTAGGGCCTGGCATATCTCTTTCGGAAATAATATAATCTGTGTGATACTGCATTGTCATTTCATTTTTCATCATATCGATATTTGAGTTATACTTTGAAAAAGAAGATGTCATAAGCTTTGAAGTTGGTGGCATTTGAACATTGTATCTATCTACATAGTCTTCAATCGCTGTATTGTAAGCCTCATAAACTCTATCTGATAAATGCTTTTCTTCATCGTAGATTGGACCAAACTCTCTTGGCTCATTGTCATCATGCTTTTGCTGAGAGTATGTGCCAAAAATAGACCACTGGTCCCAAGTTCTTAAGTAATACTTTCCTTCTGATGTGCGCTCAGATCTCTTCATAATGTCATAAAGGTTGTCTGCATCAGGAAGTAGTCCCTGATAAATTCTTACATTTGGTAATAACTCAAATGATGTGTACTCTTGCTTACTTGTCATCCTCTAACCCCAACTTTGTTATTGTCCAGAAAAATGGGGCAGTATATCTAGTCCCACTTGTAACCTTTGTGACGCCATGAATATAGTTCTTGTCCCCTGGGAAGAAGTACGCTGCTCGTGGCTTAGGCTTAAATTTAATATTTTGAAGCGGGAAGAATAGCTCTCCGCCTTCATAGTCATCGTTTAAATAGAATACAGTTCCTAGATCATACCAAGGGAACTCATTTGGAGTACCAGCATCTGGGCCTTCATGAAGCTCTTTGTCTGCATGCGGAAACTGCATAGTTCCAACTGGCCATCTTACGATAGCTGCATCGGTTGGCTTTACTTCAACTTGGAATTTCTCTCTAATATGTGGTGTCATTCTCTCGATTACACGATCAAGGATGGCTACAACTTCTCCTGTTGGGTCAGCTTTCATTAGAGTATTCATTGTTGCAACTCTATCTTCCCAGACTCGGTGATCGTAAATAATGCTTCCATTTTCATTCCACTGGGATTCTGTTACATCCCATATGCTATTGTTCTTTGCAAAAGTAAGCAGGTAGTGCTGCTCTTCTGGCGTAACCATATCTTCTAGCTCAACAACATTGTCTGGAGAATTTCCAAAATAACCTGATGGGGTAATTGTCTCTCTTGCGTATCGTGCTCTTTTAGTATATTCCATTTGTCTACCTATTCATATTTCTTGAGAGATCGAACGGTTTGCTTATATGCACCGCCGTCTTTTGTTCTAAACTTTTTAGCTTGAGCATTGTGTCTTTCTTGCAAAGAAACAATATCATGAAACTTTGGCTCCATTTTCCAGTCTTCTCTTTTATATGGAATTAGTTGAAGGTATGGAGTTCCTTTTGGAACCTTGCCTTCAAAATCATCTCTTAAGAAAAATGGGATAAGGCCTGGAGTATTCATCTTATCATTATCTATTATAGCAGAGGTGGTTATAAACGGTAAATCAAATCTGTTGATTGGATTTACATATAGAACGCTATATCCATCTGGAACCTCTGGAGCCCAGTTTGGGTACCAATGGAAATGTCTGTCAAGGTATCCGTGAGGAACTGGAAACTCATTCATTGGAGCTCTTGATCCCACAAAATCTTCATATCCTGGTTCTGGAATTGCTATTACCTCACCATTTTCAAGTTTACTAAAAACAATATCACATGGTGTTACATAGAAGTAGCCAGTTATAAATATGTCTAGGAGTCCTGGGCAAGACTTAAAGCTTCTTACAAGACCGCCTTCTGGATTTGGCCAGTATTCTCCAGTTGCCTTATTTAACTCAAACTTATCTGCTTTCTTAAACCACTCTGGAGTTAAGTTCTTTGCTGGCTTTGGCTGGTACTCTTCGCTAATTATATTATAGAGTCTGTTAGAGTGAAACGTTATCTTATTACCCATTTGTTTTTAACCTAATAACCTTAAGCTCATGCTCACCTATTTTGTTTCCTAGATGATCTGTTGCATTTCTATAAAATCCCGCCCACTTTCCCTGCTGATTAATTCTTTCTGCTGTCTCTCCATACTCTCTGCCATCAAATGGAGCTCCAACATAATTCCTGCCGTCATGGAGGTTTATCTCTGAATTATTTAAGTCTGAAAGTGTTATTGGGACTATTGCTGCAATTGGTGTTCCAGCTGGTATGGTTATAACTTTGCCTGGAGATGTTATTCTCCAAACAACTGGGACATCCCCTGAAAAGAATGATGTGGTCAATAAAGTGGTAAAAGCCTGAGCGCCATCTATAAACTGATTTGGAACTGGCATTATCAAGGTTGTTGTTTCTGGATCTGTTTTAAATGTTAAGCCTGTTCTAAAACTTATCGTTCCATTAGCTCTATTTGTATGACAGTATTTTTCTCCAGAAAGTACTCTGACGTGATCTGGACTACTATCAGAAATTCCATCCCATATAAATGAGACATCTTCTGGGAATGAAATACCCCATCCAAGCTGATTTGCAAGACTTACTGGGAAACAATTATACGCATGTCTATCTACAGTATTCTCCATCCAGTCTCTCTTTACAGAGAGCTGTGTTATGGTGCCTGGATATTTAGCCGTCTTGTAGACATGAATATTATGCATAGCCCTCAGTGTATCTCTTTTCTATTTCTCTATAGTCTGGAGTATGTGGTGCTTCTAGGTAATCTAGCATTGTAACTATTGAATACTTTGTTCCGCTTGTTACTGGAAGCGATGCATGTGAGAAAAGGTATGTAGAAGGGAAAAGATATAGATCTCCTGCTTTAGGCTTAATCTTTAAATTAAACTTATCAAAATAAAGCTCGCCACCTTCGTAATCATCGTTAATGTAACCTACTGATGACAAAACGCAAATGTAAGAATACCCATGGTCTGAGTGTACCTGGAAATGCTGACCTGGGCCATACTTTACAAAATTAAAGGATTCCCAGTACTTAAGAGGAGCAACATTAAACCTTTGTCTGTAATCTTCAACTGGACCAAGCTGAGCATCCTTTGAATCTTCCCATATTTTTTCTAGCTTTATTTGGTCTGGGCTCTTGTTGGAATCGTCTGGGTTATTTTTCTTAACCTTAAAATCAAAGGCATCTCTATATTTAAGATCATTGTTTGCATAGCCAGTAGTGGCCTGCTTCCATTTGTAAGTAGAGTGAGGAGAGTCTGAATAACCAACACCTTCGGCATTAGGGTCTGAAGACAGACACTCTTCTAGCCTATTAA